TTAAACAGTGATCGTAACGAAACAGGCTTTGTTATTATTGACGCACCTTTCCGTAAAACACCAACAGAAGCAGTAACATGGGTACAAGGTACAGGTGCTACAGCTAACGGCGAAGCAGGACTAGTAACTAAAAACACTTATAGTGCAGTTTACTATCCACATGCATTAACTACTAACCCATCAGACGGGCTTGCAGTTGTTGCTCCAGCATCACACATGGCATTGTACACATATGCTTACAGTGACGGCGTGAGCTTTCAATGGTTTGCACCAGCTGGCTTAACACGTGGTGTAGTACAAAACGCATCAGGTGTTGGTTACTTAGATGCAGAAAATGAATTTGTAGGTGTATCACTTACAGCAGGCAACAGAGATACAATGTATCAAAACAAACTAAACCCAATTGCTAGATTTCCAGCAGAAGGCGTAGTTGTATTTGGACAAAAAACTTTACATGCAAGTGCTTCAGCACTAGACCGTGTTAATGTTGCTCGTTTAACAGCTTATCTAAGAGAACGTTTTGCAGTTATTGCTCGTCCTTACTTGTTTGAGCCAAATGATACAAACACACGTACAAATGCAAAAGCAACATTTGATGGATTCCTAGCAGGCGTTATGGCAACTAGGGGTGTAACAGACTACGCAGTTGTGTGTGATGAATCAAACAATACAGCAGCAAGAATTGATGCTAATGAATTTTGGATTGACGTTGCAATTGCACCGACTAAATCAGCAGAATTTATATACATCCCAATTCGTATTGTAAACACTGGCGAAATTGCATAATATCTTAAATATTGTGAAATAAATTAGAATAAGGGCTACTTTAAAACGTAGCCTTTATTTTTTTGACCTTTTTGCATAAATACATATATAAAACTACTAAGTAGTTTGAATAATAAATATAGAGAACTACAACAGTTTAAAGGAGAAAATAATATGGCTGTAACAACAAATTTCGGAGTTCCAGTAGCTGGCACAGTTGCAACTTTGATGCCCAAACTACAATATCGTTTTAGAATTAACTTTACGGGAATGGGAACTGATGCCGGTACAAGAACAGCATCAACACAAAACGTAATTAGTGCTGGACGTCCAAGCATCACACATGAAGAGGTTATTGTTGATTCATATAACTCTAAAATGTATGTTGCAGGTAAGCACACATGGGAACCAATTAGTATCGTTCTACGTGATGATGTAAATTCAAACGTAGTAAAATTAGTAGGTGATCAATTAAGAGCACAACTCGACCACACTTCACAGGGTGCAGGAATTACAAATGCAGAAGGTCAAATAAGCGGATTAGCATATAAGTTTAATATGTCAATCGAAACATTAGATGGCTCATCTACTGCAAAAGTTATTGATACATGGACGCTAACTGGTTGTTATTTGTCTAACGTACAGTATGGTGACTTAAACTATGGCACAAGTGACATGGTACAGGTAACTGCACAAGTCCGTTATGATAACGCTAGTCATGCAGTAGTAGCTGATACAGATACACTATCAACTGGCAACCCTAGTTAATTATTTTGATATGTTGGCCTATAAACGGTCAACAATATCATTGAGTTAGATTATGGCAATAGTTAATCATGCATATAATAAGTATAATCAAGCTACACCTAAAACACAGATAGTTAAGGGTGTACCTAGGCATAAATTTAATTTTACTGCCAGTTTCAATTACGGCGCTGAATTTGACCTAAAGCATTTAGAGCTTGACAAAATAGCAAGCATTACTATGCCTAGTTGGACTTCGTCAGCAATAACAATGAATGCGTATAATGCTAAAAAAGTTGTTCAAACAAATTATGAATATTCACCAATTACAATAGTTGCATACGATACACACTCTCCTTCAACTATACAAACTTTCTTAAAAGAATATTCTAACTATTATTTTGCAGGTCCAATGAATATGACGGATGGCAACAACACCTTTTCTGCTCCACTTGGATTTAAATTAAATGCAAACCGTAATTTTATAAAAACACTCCACATTGTTAGACGAGACAATCAGTCAACTAACTTAATAACAGTCTTTAATCCAATCATTACTAGTATAGATGCTGATACACTAGATTATGCAGACAGCAGCTTAGTGCAATATAGATTGACACTTATGTATGAAGGATACAATATTTCCGACACCACTGCAATCGAATCAAGTTAGGAGGCCTAAATGCCTAGAAATTATATGCAAGGCATATATGAGGTTTCTAACCCAGCTAAATACTTAGGTAAAAAAGCACCACGTTATAGAAGCGGATGGGAATTAGCAGTATTTCGCATGTGTGATAATCATCCAGCAGTATTAGGATGGGGTAGTGAAACACATAGAATACCATATAGAAATCCGTTAACTGGTAAGAACTCAACATATGTTCCTGATTTACTGTTAGTATACAAAGATGCCAAAGGTGGCAATCATGCAGAGATGGTGGAAATTAAACCAGCAAAGCAAACATTAGCAGAAGCAAAGACTCAAATGGATAAAGCCGCAGCAGTAGTTAATCATGCAAAATGGGAATCAGCCAGAGCATGGTGCAAATCTCAAGGTATGGGATTTAGAGTTATTACCGAACATCAAATATTTAATAAACCTAAGCGATCACCAAAAAAGAGAAAATAATGACGCAAGAAGAACTAACAATGACAGTGCCTACTGGTCAAGGTAACATTGAGATATATATTCCTGGAAGTAGAGATGTAATTGTAAAAATGTCAGGCGGAGCAGATAGTTCAATACTTATGCTTCTGTTAGCCAAATACAGACAAGAGATTAATCCAGAGCTTAAATTTAAAATTGTAACTACAATATCCACAGCCAAACCTTACCAGTATATATTTGCAAAACAAGTATTAGAATTCATCAATGATATATATCCATTAGGAGAGTATGAACACCATACTAATGATTGTGTACCACTAGATGGTGTACCTGACGGTCCTGATGAAAATGGCATAGACCTTAATTCAGACCAATGGGCATTAGACATACAAAATTTAGCACAAAAGTTACACAAGCCTGATTCAGTACAATACATGGGTATTACTGCAAATCCATCAATAGAAGAAATGAAATTACATAAGTTTGATGATGGTAGAGATTTTGAAAGAGATACAGAGGTTGCAGTACCTACTGGAGAAGTACTATTAGAACCTAATGTATTTAAATTTAATAGACCATTTGCACAATATGATAAAAAAGCAGTATCAGATCTATTTGATACATATAATGTAACTGACACATTGTTTCCACTAACTAGAAGTTGTGAATCATTTAAGTTTGATGAAACATTCTCAACCCATTGTGGCAGATGTTGGTGGTGCAGAGAACGCAACTGGGCATTTGGTAAGTTAGCATGACACAAGAAGAACTAACAATGACAGTTCCTACTAGTCAAGGAGATATTAAAATATATATTCCTGGAAGTAGAGATGTAATTGTAAAAATGTCAGGTGGAGCAGATAGCTCAATACTTATGTTTCTTTTAGCAAAATACAGACAAGAATACAACCCTAATATTAATTTTAAAATTGTAAGTACAGTAGCAACACTTAAACCTTATCAATTTATTTTTGCAAAACAAGTTGTAGAGTTTATTGATAATATATACCCATTAGGAGAGTATGAACATCATTCAAATGAATGTTTTCCAGTCCCAGGCATTGCAGATGGAGCTGATGAAAATGGTGTAGATCTTAATGCTGATGCATACGCTAACGCTATAGCAGTAATAGCAGAAAAAATGCACAATAACACTGCTATGCAATGGATGGGAATTACAGCAAATCCATCAGTAACTGATAGATCACATTGGCTTAATACTGGCAGAGATACTGCCAGAGATAAAGATGTTGCAGTTCCAGTTAGACAATATAATATAGAACCAGATGTTTTTAAAAACAATAGACCATTTGCTGATAAAGACAAAAAGGTAGTAGCAGAGTTATATAACAAGTATAATTTAACTGATACATTGTTTGCATTAACTAGAAGCTGTGAATCATTTGAATTTGACGAAACATTTTCAGAACACTGTGGTAAATGTTGGTGGTGCAAAGAACGCAAATGGGCTTTCGGTAAGCTGGCATAAATACTAAAAAGAGGAAACTATGACAAAAAAATTAACTGCATTAGAAGAAGAATTTAACCTTCCTTCAATTGAAGAATTAATGCCAGATGTAGAAGCTGAAGAAGTTGTTGAGCCTACAGTAGAAGAAACTGAAAAACAAATAGTACAATACAAACATAACCTGTCTATTGCAGAACGTGCTGACGCAGCATTGCCAATGGTAACAGGAATGGAACAACTTGACAAAGAAATGGATGACTATGCGACAAAAGCTATGCAAACATTTGAAGATCTATGTGATCTTGGTAAGAATGTAGAAGACCGACATGCTGCACCAATATTTGACAGTGCAAGTAAGATGTTAGGAGCTGCGTTACAGGCAAAACAAGCCAAAATGGATAAAAAATTAAAAATGATCGAGTTACAGATGCGCCAACGCAGAATTGACCAAGAAGAAAAGAAAACAGATGCCTATGTAAAAGATAAACTTGGAGCAGATGATGACACAGAAGAAGTATCAGGACGTATTATTGGTAGTAGATCTGAGTTACTTAACGAAATCATGAATAAAATGAAGAACGATGATAAATAGTATTATGGAGAAGACTTTATGAAATCATTTACACAATATTTAACAGAATCCAACAAAACTTGGAATTTCTGTATTAAAACCGTACATCAGTTAACTGATGAACAGTGTGATCGCATCGAGAAGCACTTAATGAAATATGACTCGAACGGACTCAGTGCTGAGAAGAAGACCATACTACAAAGTACACCAAGAGACTTCCCTCAACATAGAGGATATGAAGTTTATTCATACGAATTTGAAACAAAGTTAATCACAACACCTTCTCAAGTACAAACTGAGATAGGAAACATGTTGGGTTTAAAAGATGGTGTCTTTAAAGTAAAAGGCGATAACGAAACAGATGTAGATAGTACACCTGAAGAAACTCCAGTTGACGCAAAAAGCGAAGACTTAGTAGGCGACAAATATAACGCTAATTTAATCAAGGAGTTGCTTAAACTCCGCAAAGAAAAGGAAAAAGGCAATGAGTGATCTAGACAGAATTTTAAAACTTGCTGGCCAAGCACCCCAGAGCCCAGCTCCAGCAACAGAAGTAGTAGCAACCGAAAGAGAAATGAAGCCAGTAGCACAAGAAGCAGTTGGTGAGTCAGCAGAAGGTATTTGGGAACTATGTGATGAATTAGAGTGTGCAGAGCATCCAGTGTTTAACGAACTAGTTAGATACCTAAGCGGTGACGTGTTACAAGATTTTGTTAAAGACTTTAAACAACACAACGACATGAACAGCTATGATGAAGCTGCAGAAGCACCAATTGAAGAAGCAACAGGTGTATGCGGAGATTGTGGATGTACAATTGATCAGCCAGTAGAAGGTTGTGAATGTACACATGATTCACATGACGCATCAGGAGACCATTGGGTAGCCGAAACAGAACTTGAAGAAGCTAAAGCAAAACCAGACTTTTTAGACGTTGATAAAGATGGCGATAAAGACGAGCCAATGAAAAAAGCAATTAAAGACAAAAAAGTTGACGAAGCAGAAGAACTTGAAGAAGCACAGAGTCCAGCACAAAAGGCCGCATTTGCAAAAATGTTAGCTTCTAAAGGTGGTAAAAAAGATGACGAAGATGACGAAGTTGACGAAGCAGAAGAACTTGAAGAAGTTGCAGTAGCTGATGACGACCTAGAAGAATTAGAAGAGTCTCCAACAATGGATACTACGCAGTTAGTTAACATAATGAAAAATTCAGGTTTAAGTGAAGAAGCAATTCAAAAGAAATTGAACGAATGGGCAAATACGCCAGATGGTGCAGCTGAAGAAGAATCTACCTCACACGGTGATGCGTATGATTGGGCACAAAATGTAAACCTAAGCCTAAAACGTTATTTAGATGCAGAAGACATGAAAGTAGGACTTAAAGAGCATACAGTAGAAGAGCTCAAAGAAGCCTATAAAACAAAAAAAGAACAATAAGAGTTTAACCTCCCCCGGTGAAAAGCGAAACGGTGTAGTTTTAATTAACTACGCCGTTTTTCTTTACTAAATAGTAGTATGAGTACAGCAGATACTAAATTAACAAAAACCCCATATCAACGAGAAAAGTTTACTGAAGAACAACTTTTGGAACTAGCCAAGTGTGCTGAAGATCCAAAATACTTTATGATTAACTTTTGTTGGATACAACACCCAACAAAGGGTCGTGTAAGATTTGATCTATTTGATTATCAAAAAGACTTAGTAAATACATATCACGATAATAGATACAGTATTGCACTTGTAAGTAGACAGATGGGTAAATCAACGGCAGCAGCTGGATACCTATTATGGTACGCAATGTTTATGCCTGATCAAACAATCCTTATTGCAGCACACAAATATAGTGGCGCAAGTGAAATTATGTCACGAATTCGTTTTGCATATGAAACACTTCCTGACTTTATACGTGCAGGTGTAACAAGCTATAATAAAGGTAGTATGGAGTTTGATAATGGTTCTCGTATTATTGCACAGTCAACTACAGAAAACACTGGACGTGGTTTGTCTATATCATTAGCATACTTAGACGAATTTGCATTTGTGCGCCCTAATATTGCTAAAGAATTTTGGACAGCATTGTCACCAACATTAAGTACAGGTGGTAAGTGTATTATTACTAGTACACCTAATCAAGATGATGATCAGTTTGCACAGATTTATCGTGAAGCAGAAAAAGCACAAGATGAGTTTGGAAACAATACAGAAACAGGCTTAGGCAAAAATGGCTTTAAAGCATTTAATGCTGATTGGAAATATCATCCAGATAGAGATGAAGCGTGGGCAGACGAAGAACGTAATAAAATTGGCGAAGAACGTTTTAGACGTGAACACCTAAATGAGTTCATTGCATTTGATGAAACACTTATTGATAGTATTAAGTTATCACTTATGGAACATAAAGAACCATATGCTAAAATGGGACAAGTACGCTGGTTTAGACCTATACGCAAAGATAAAATATATATGACTGCACTAGATCCTAGCTTGGGAACAGGCGGTGATGCATCTGCAATTCAAGTATATGAGATGCCAGGTATGAAACAAGTAGCAGAATGGCAACATAATAAAACAACAGTACAAGGTCAAGTTAAGATACTACGTGAAATATTAATGTATATTGAATCTGAAACAAATGGCGAAGCAGAACAATACTTTAGTGTAGAGAACAATACACTAGGTGAAGCAGCGCTTGTTGTTATATCAGAAACTGGAGAAGAATTCTTTCCAGGCACATTCCTTAGCGAAACAAAACGACACGGCAACGCACGTAAGTTTAGAAAAGGCTTTACCACTACACATAAAAGTAAAATTATGGCATGTAGTAAGTTGAAACATTGGATTGAAACAGACAAACTTGAAATAGCAAGTAAACAATTATTAGGTGAACTTAAAGTTTTTATTGCACGTGGCAATAGCTATTCTGCAAAAGAAGGCGAACACGATGACTTAGTAATGTCATTAATACTAATAGTACGTATGGCACAAGAAATTGTTAACTACGAAGAATCAGCATTTGAATACTTAGTAGGCGAGGATGATGATGAAGACTTCATGCAACCAATGCCATTTAGTATGTTATAATTAGCGTCAAGGCATAAATACATAGAACAACAAGGAATTAAACATGGAAACTGTTTCACAAGAAATATTTAATATCATAAAAGGTGCAAACTACGATGTTGTACTTTTTACTGAAGGTGGCGAAAAAACGTTAGACGCTGATACAGCAACAAGGTTTTACGTTAGTGAACATGACATGATGATTTCAGTAAGATCAGAAAATAACAAGTTAGAGTTAGTAGTTCAATTAGGTGCTGATTTTGACATTAATGCCAATAAAACATTGCTAGATAGTTTTAAGAGTGCAGTACACAAACAGATGGGTGAATATACCGTGAAACGATTTGATAAAAACATAGAACCAAAAGACTTCTCACACCAAAGTGTAACAGAAGAAAATACTGAAATAAACAGGTTAAGAGAATTATCTGGTATTACACATGAATCATACAGTGATGATTTTCAATATGCAGAAGATGAAGATAACCTTATAGTAAGTAAATGTTGTGGTGCAGACGCTTATATTCGACACAATGAGATAAAAGTAGGTGATGAAGCTAGATGCAGTGAGTGCCGCAAACAGGCAGAATTTGTGCCAGCATCATACTTTACAGAAGAAGATGTTTCAGAAGAAGAAGTTACAGTAGACAACGCAGGTAACATTGCAGGATACTTAGACACAATAGACGATTATGCTGAACAAGTATCTATGATTGACGATCAAACAGATCCAAGAGATGTTAAAGAAATGGCACACAGAATTCAAAACGCA